CTTTTCTGACCTGCCAATCGGCCGGCCAGCGCAACAATTAAGTTGGATGTCCTCGGCGGTGTCGCCGGAACTCGGTAACTCGGTTTCGGTTCCCGTCCTAGGCTCATACTTAAGAACCTAGTTTCTTGATGTTGTAAGCTGCCGCCTACAAAAAGGTTTGGTCACCACTACCCGTAATGGGTAGCGAGGAGTGTCCTCGTAAGAAGTCACTCCTGTCGTGCCACGTGCAAATGAGGCTCGACATGCCACCATAAAGTTCAATGATGGCAGGGTCATCTTTACAAACGTAAAGAGCCCAAGTCCGATTATCTACCAACTTTGTTAGCTCTAATTCGGACTTAGAGGTTATTTCCAAAACTGGTTTAACCTCTGACCGGATTCGGGACCAAACGGTCCTAAATCTCTTCCGCATCCCTTTCAAATTGAGAGTGATGTAAGATGGTTTGGCCAATCGGCCATCCCAAAACTCACGGTAAGCGGCCAATCGGCTTAGCTCTTCCGCGAGTTGAAGCAGGGGGATAATCCCCAACTGCTCATTTGCATAATTTTGCTCGGCTTGCCAGCCTTTGCGAGTTATGTAATCGGGAATCTGCAATTTGTAGTCTTCCCCTTTGATAAGCTTGATTTTGCTTATCAAGGATGCTAACTCGATTGAGTTAGGATCCCAAGGGACGCCCTTTTCGGCGCCCCTACTGATCGAGTGCCAACCCGACCAGTATTGAAAGAACTGTTCCAACGGTAGTTGGCACACTGCTTCAATGTAGCGTGTATAGTTCTCTCTCAGGTTGTTATCCTCAATGAGGTCGGCAACTGGACCCAATGGGACGTTAAGTCCCCCAACGGAAACTGGGAAAAACGGCTTGACATCGCCAAGTCCGTAAGACTTTGGTGCATAAATTGCCCAAAGTAAAGGAGGAAGCAATCGCTTTATCCTTGGAAGCGGGTGCCAACGCATCTGCTTCGCAGCCATTCGGAGGTGCCCCAACATGGGGTCAGCCCCGTCTGACTTAACCTTCGCCATAACGGCTAAGGCACTTCCTTTGATGATATCTAGGAAGAAAAGATCTCCTTTTTTGGAGACCTTATCGTAATTAGCCAATTCGGCCGAATTACCATCAGCGGGGATACAAAATCCTTGCTCGCAGAAAACCCCAAAATAGGGGTCTTCTGAATCAATCTTCGAAATTCGAAGACTGATACCTTCCAAGGCTTCTCGGAAGGTTTGGCAATACACCAAAGGTGCTGCCAATACCAGATTGTCGTCACCGACAATTTGGCCGAGCGGCCGACTTATATAGTCGGGTCCGCCTCCGGCGAAGACCGATCGGCTTCGCCCTGTGTAGGCTACGTAAGATGCCTGCCACGTCGCACTGGCTAGCGCCAGTGTGAGATGCATGAATGACAAACTGTCACCCATGAAGGCCCCACGAGTTGTGGGTCCTAGTTCTGCGTCCAAATAGGATGCATAACCTTTCCTAACCAAATCGGTTAGGTCCAAAGTCCTTGAGTGGATTTTTAATATGCGCCAGAAACAGCGCATAGAAGGGTGGTCCCAAAAGATCACTCTTAGGAAATCGACATTACTGTCGAGGACCCAATGAGGGAAGTGATAAGTTGCCTCCTTCAGATCGGTTGACAGCATATAGCTGTCACCTGAACGAGTTGCTGGTTTCAGCTTCTCGTAAGCTTTGAGAACTTCCCAAAGCTTATCGGCTTCTTTGAAGCCAATCTTAAGCATCGGATCGTTGCTTAACCAACCCGACACGTTGTGTCGGATTAGCTGCGTTACGGTTGTAATCGCAGCTGGAGCCGAGGTAATTAACCTCGTCTTCATGCCTGACTCAATTGACAGGCCAGCCCGAACCGGAATGGAACGGACACTCGGAAGAAATTCGACCGGGTCGTGACCTCCTTTAAATAGGGGGACGCTACCGGGAGCCATGACTGGCTCTCGATTATATGCTCCGAATTGGAGCATATCACGCGACGCAATTAGCGCTGCTATGTGACCGATTTGTTTCGGCACTTCAAATTTCCAGTCTGTCAAGTACTGGATATGTTCTGAGAGTTTCTCAGGACGAACGTAGGCAATATCGCCCCACGTTAGGCCTCGGTCATTGACCATGAAGCCTGTCTGCTCGGCCCAAATTAGGGCTTCTGCATAGATGACTGTTTCATTGAAGCAGTCAACGAGCTCGACAAATTGTCGATGCTCTGGCTCAAAGCTCAAACGAGCAAAGAGCTTGATCTCACTCATTGAGTTGAGACCACGACCACCTTCAGATCGAGGGTGTTCTAAGCACGCTGACGTTGTCAGCGAGCTATGGGATCGCCCTACTTCGGGCTTTCCACAGATCTTAAGCTGACGCTTGAGACCTTCGGAATACAATTTGCGTTCCGTATCAGAAGGCTTAGGTGCCTCTGAGTATATCAGATCGAGGGTTTCCTCGACTGATCTTGCTATCTGTCGATCTGACGGATAGGGCAGCGCGCGGGAAATTCCCGCAAGCTGCGCGAGTGCACGATACTCTTCGAGCATGAGCTGACGTCGTCCCCGATTGGGGTCGACAGATCGTTCAATAAACAATTTGTTTATGAATTCAAGGCACCCTTTGAATGGGGTGTCTAGTACAATGCCAGTTTTGGCATTGTATCCAGGAAAAGAAGAAAGTCCCTCAATGGGCCCTTTTCCAAGAGCTATCGTTTGACAGCTCTTCGATAACCATTTCAGATACGAGATGGCATCGTCCGGGTTCCAAAGTGAAAACTTAATGAACCAGAGCTTGAGTTTGTAAAGACTCAAGCCTAGCTCCTTATCATCACTGTCTGGAGCAGCCAACATGACGTTGGCTCCGAATGCCGTAAAGGCATTCTCGATCCGCTCATAATGGGCGTGGTCGGCACGCAAGAGTCGCCTCTGTGCGTGAGCTGGCAAGTCCAAAAAGACTTGCGAGCTTTCCATCGTCTCACGGTAGAAGGTGGAAGATTGGAAGGGGACTGAACCCCCCGAATTAAACCCAATCAGCAGACCTCCGACTAGGAGGTTCGCTAAGACACCTTGCGTTTGCAAGTTGTCAAATTTCAGGCGACGCCGATCGGCGCGCCTTCTGAACGAGCAGGCATGCTCGTTCGCAATTGCCCAGGGGCTGATTGGCCTCTGGTGTACCATTGTTAATTACTTTGGTAAAAACCGTGATGCG